TGATTATTTTCCCCCGCCCATGCTGCCGCCGCCGCTGCGACTGACTGGCGTTCTGCCTCTGAAATTGGAATAGTCCGCCATCAGGCCACCTTGGAACGTGTCGCCTTTTTGGCCCGCGCCGCCGCCGTCAAACATATCCCGCAGTCCGCTGTATCCTGCAATTCCGCCCTGTCCTACCTGCGGCGCGCCCATTGGCATAACGCTGGCACTGGTAGACGTGCGGTTGCGTTTCTGTGCAGGCGGTTGCGCCATCTGTGCAGGCTGTTGCGCCATCTGTGCAGGCTGTTGCGCCATCGGCTGCGATGCCGTCTGTCCGGTCATCGGGTCAATGAACATGCCCGCCATTGCACTGGCCTGCCCTGGCGCATTGGCGCGCAAGGCGGCAACGCTCTGTTCAAACATCGGGGCGGATGAATAGGCCGACATCCCGCCATAATCCTGCGCTTGAGGCATTCCGGCCATTGGGTCAGCCGTTGGCAAGCCAAACGCCGATGCCGCCTGATTTGTTCCCTGCATGGCTGCAATCTGCATAGGCGTCATTGCGGCAACATCAGGGCCAAAATATGGCGTGTAGCCAAGTTGCGAAACCTGATTGGCGCGGCCAAGGTTTTGTTGCGCTGCGTTTTCCAGCCATGCCGGAACCTGAACCGATGTTGATTGGCTTCCGCCCTTGCCGCCGCCGCTCATTCAAAACCCCTTTCCATTGTGACAAAAACAGGCTTAAACCCGTGATTGCCCAAAACGCGCTGCCATCCATTACGGCCTGTCAGCGTGAGGGAAGTGCAGCCTTGCGTCCTGCCCCACTTTATCGCGCTGTCAATCATGTCAAGGATCTGGTCTAACTCGCCAGCCGCCAAGAAACAGTGCAGCACCTTCTTGCGAGGATACTCCACAATCTCCGTTATTGCAACGCCGCGAAATGCTGGCCAGAATTGCGCCCGCCCAGTTGCCACCAGTTCCGCCACATCCTCGAAGATATGCGTGCCGCCGCTATAAGCTAGGGCCGATTCAATCAGGGCGCGGTAATCGTGGATGTTTGGAATCATGCCTGCACCCTCACGATATTCAGCGTCACTGACGGCGCTGATGGTGCATATGCCGTGGCCGCGTGGGCTTTCAGCCTTCCATTCGTGCTGCTCACAGCCCACATGATATTCAGGACATCGCCATCCGAAACGGTGAAAACAGCCGTGCGGCTGACAACGTTTGTCGCGCCGTTGTTGTGCAGGCTGGCCATGACCGTGTTACCCGTGGCGTCAACCCCGTTAAGCCTCGGCCAAAAACGGAAATCAACTTGGCTGCTTGACGTGCTGGCAATTTGTGCCGTGAACGAAAGCGAATACATCCCGCCTTCCCCAAACGTGATTTCAGTCAGCGGCGATCCCGTCAGCGTAAAATTGTCCAAAGCAACCACATCCAGCGTCACTTTGTATGCCGTGTTAGCCGCAGCAGCCGTTACATCATCGTCTTGCCCAAAAATCGCATAACCGTCAGCTAACAGGATTTGCCGAAACTCTCCATCGCGTGAAACAACCGGATATTTGTTTGTCCGGTCCCAAAGAATTACACCATTCTCATTTGCCGATGATGACGCTTCTCTTGCAGAAAGCTGCGATTGCACGCGCCCAAGATAGCGCCGCAAATCCTCGGCCCATATCTGCCAGCGCTCACCAATGACGGGTGGAACCTTCATTCTGCGCTCATGTTAATATACGTTAATTCTTGCAAAATCATATGCGTGGCCCCTACCGATCCATAACCGCCGATCTTGCCCGCAATTCTGTATTGAGCGAGGTTGTCATACCCCAATCCAACCAAACAAACTCCGACAATCTGGCCGCTCTTGGCCATCTCAAGCCATTCCTCCAGCGCTGCAACGCAAGTCTCATTTACTTCGTGCTCACCCACCGGCCCGCCATAAAGTGAAAGTACCTTTTTCACCGCTGGCCTCCTTGTTTCATGTCAAGCGCTGGAATGCCAAACCGCCAATCTGTTGCGGTCCCTGTCACACGCATTCGGATTTGCCGACCCGTGAACCGCACGTCAGTCGGGTTGGTCATGCTATACGGCCCATAGCTGCGCTCGGTGTCGTTCGGATAGAATCGCGTTTTGAATGTCGTAGTCACCTGGCCTTGCGTCTTTTCATCGGGGATAAGCATGGTGCAAACTGCCACGTTATCACCAGCGCCGATCTGGATCGGGCCGCTTTCCGCGTAGATGCTAGCCCCCTCATATGCCGTGCCGCTTTCCTGATTGTAAGCCTGTCCCGTGGCGTCAATCCAGATCGGGGTTACGAACACGCCACGGTCCACGCCAGTCGTGCGCGCAATGATGCCCGTTGACCAATGCCGCTCAAGATAATTGAACGAAACGTAGCGGTCGCATTCGGTCGACCCGCTGGACGGATAGAACCACCACACTTCCGAATGCTGCGAGTTGGAGACGGCCCAGATGTGTGAGCGCCGCGTGCTGCTGATATCGCTGAAAACGTAATCCACCACTTCGCACGGCACTTCCTGCACAGCGCCGCCAGAATATGCAAAAAACGATCCCAAGCCCATCCAAAACACGCCTTGATCGACCGAAGCGGCTGCCTTGCGGGATATAGCGCCGCAGGCCGATCCGACCCGCTCAAAGCCATAGACGAAAGGCGGGCCTTGATACGTGGCAGTATGCGCATCAATGTCGGTCAGGATCAGCGTTTGCCCGCGTGCGCGCAGGGCCTGCATGATCTGTCCAGAGGTTTGCAATTCCAGATCGCCCGCCTCGTTCGTTGCGGCTGGCGTCCATAGTTCGCGGTCCTCGCGGTCTGACCACTGCACCTTGCGAGGATTGCCGCCTGCGCCCAGAGCGAACAGGAAACGCTCCTCGCTCACAATCAGGCCAAGGTTGTCAGTCGGAGCATTAGGGATGATTACCGCGTCATTGGTAACGTCCAAGTCCCAGGCATACAGATCGCCGTCAGCGTTGGAGCAGGCCACCAGTTCCTCGCCCCAGTTATCCAGCGTCCAAGTTGTTGCCTCTGCGAAGCTGCCGCTGTCGGATCGAGGCGTTCCGTATGCGCCCACCCCGTAAAGCCCGCCGCCGTATCCAAGGTTTTGCGTCGCCACGGCATTACCCGTGGTCAGCCCTGCTGGGGTAATGTCGGTGATCGTCCCGGCCTGAGAAATTGCATATAGCTTGTCGAACATCCCGACTGCGATATAGCGGTTGTTGTTCAGATCGCGCCATGCGTGCATTCCACGGGGCACGGTGTCGTTGATGTCAAAGCGCGCTTCCCAGCCTGCCACGGGGCGCATGGTGCCGTCTGCCCAGCGCACTAGGCTCGCATCACGCCAGCGCCCTGCGGATTGCAGGTCAGTGCCGTTGCGGTAAACTCCGGGCGGTATGGCAAGCGGGATGAGGGGCATGGGTTACTCCCACATAATGTTGATAGTGCCTGCATCAAACGTGTCGGTGCCGTTGGTGGTGGTGATGCGGATGCGGTCAAGCGTGCCGCCGAGGTCAATGAAGCCGCCCGCCATTATCGCCTGATTTCCGGTTGGCGCTCCACCAGCAAAGGATGCCACCCAAGTGTTGCCAGTGATGTTTTGAAGGGTCATGATGCCACTCAACACATCTGCGGCCAGTGTGCTCAAGCCGAAAAGGAAGCCAACGGTTGAGCTAGTGCTTCCCGATGCAGCAGTAGCCAGCGCGCCACCGCCGCCAGAGTAACCAGTTGTGGTAATCGACCCCGCGCCGATCTGAACAATCTTGCTAGCCGTACCTGCACTGACGCCCGCAATCATCACCGTCACACGCTTCGCCCAAGACGGGATGTCCGTAAAATCAAAGGACGTTCCCGACGTGGATACAACAGAAGTGCCAAGCACGGGGCGTGCTGCCTGAGCCACCCGCAACGGCGTCATGACCTTGGTGTTGTTCGTCCCGGCTTCCGCTTCGGCCTGTGATGCAAGATCAGCCGCTACAGTCGGATTGCCTGACACACCGTCGCCGTTCGTGACCGTGATGCCAGTGCCAGCCGTCACAGTGCGCGCAGCAGCCGTCCCGGCGCCCGTTCGGGCAATGATGCCGCTTGAAGATAGCCCAGCAATGGCTGTCAGATCAGCATCAGATGCCTGCTTGGCGTCAAGCTGCGTTTGAATTGCGGATGTTACGCCGTCCGTGAAGTTCAACTCTGCCGCCGTGGATGTCACCGCCACCCCGCCAACTTTCCACAGCCCTTCGGAGAGGTTCGGCTTGATCGCGGTTGTGCCGTCCAGCAAGTCGTCAATCTTGTCTGCGTTGGTGTTCCAGTCAGTGCCCCAGGCGTTATCATCGCCTCCGACTGTCGGCTTGTTGAGGGTGAAGGTTGTGGTTGTCGTGCCCATCTACTTGATCCTCATCCGAAGCGGCGAACCAAAAC